CGGACACGCCAAGCACCGTGCGCAATTGACTTGCTGTAACAATGGCTGGCATGTCCGTTTCCTTTCGACTGCTGCGGCGAGATCGGGAGAACCCGCCGCATGATTAGTTAATGGCTAGTTATCAGGTTTTGTTGATACCAAACGCGCCTGCACCGATCTTGGTTGCAATTGCGCCGTATCCATAAACTGAAACTGCAATTTGACCTGACGCAATTACGTCTGCACGCAAGCGGTAGGTTGGTGACTCGTACCATGTGTAAGCACTTGGGTTGATGATTAGCATTGAGTCATCTTTGTCAGTGTCATTTGCTGACGGTACGTTTGCTGTGACGTATAGATCAAGACCTGCAACGTTTCCACGAATTGAGTCTGGGCGTACAACACCGCCAGCATTGCTTGGCTGTGCAGCCATGTAAATTGGACGACCTGAGTCGTTAAGTGTCATTAGGTTTGCCCACTGGCTTGTATTTGCCAAGATGTTTGTTGCAAAGCCTTGTGTGTTTGAGTAAACAGATGCAGCACCGCGTGACACGAAGCCAAGCAACTCAGCAGCTGTTGGGTATGTTGTCAGTGTTGTTGCATCAGCTGTTGCACCAGATGCCAGTGCTGTGTAAACAGCAAGGTCGGTTGCCTTTGCATAAGCTGCTGACATGTTGTTAAGCAACTCGTTAAAGAATAATGGTGATGTGCGATCTAGCAATTCGACTGAGAAAGTCTGCTGTCCTGCGTACTTCTTGACTGTTACTGACAAGAAACTTGACGCTTGATCTGTTTCGCTTGGTGTGCCTGCTTCTGCTGTTTCAGCAACTGTTGGCATTGTTGTGATCTTTGGAATTTCGAAAGACATACCAGCATCAGGCAAAACGCCACGGCTGATTGCGTCAATTGCTGATCGTGTGTTGTTAGCAAGTCCGTTGATAACTTCTGTCAACTGACGTGTAGGCACAAGACCTGCGTTGTCTGTTGTGTCATCTGCCGCTGCGACATACTGACGTGCTGACTCCTCGCCAAGTGAGGCGCGGATTGTGTTTTCCAAATACTTAGCAGCTGTGAACTCTAGGCGTGGCTTTGATGTCCAACCACCCACTGCTGGCTTTGCATTTGCTGTTACTGACTGTGCGGCTTCTACCGTTTCGACGGCTTCCGCTGGTGTAACGGTTTGTTCCACTTCGTCGTCCTTTTCTGTTGGTGTTGCATCTGGCTCAATTGTTGAGTCAGAAATCTCCTCGTCGCCTTCAGTAGCTGCGACTTCAGCGACTCGCGCTGACCTAATTGCTGGCTCTGACGTTAAAGCAACGCCAGTCATTTCACCCTTGATAATCCGTACTGTGCCGTCCTTCAAGGTTTCATACTCGTCAAAATAAACCTCGACGCTAAAACCGTCGCGCAAACCTTCAGCAGCTTCTACAAGTGCATCTGTGCCAGCTGTTGTGTTGGCGATCTTAAATGTTGCGTCAATGCCTTGCTCGTTTGACTCAATTGACAAAGTCTTACCAATACGGCGTGTGCGGTCATGCTCTAGGTTAAGCAAAACAGACTTTGCTTCAATGCTGCCCTTAGCAAATTGCACCTTGCCAATTGAGGCGTTTCCTGTCTCCTCAAATGTCACAATGCGACCAGTGATCGTGCGACTGTTTGAGTCAGCTGCGGTAATAGCAATTGGTGTGATGAGTTTTTTCATAACAACATGTCCTCCTCTGCGCGTATTTCGTCGATCGACATTGCGCCGATACGATTTAAGATTTCATAGACTTGCGCGCGCTCGTATGGATTACCACGCAAGAAATTGTCCAAGTCAAACATGACTTTGTTGCCAGCTGGTGTGAAATCGGCAAAAGATAGGCGTTGTTCAATAATTGACATGTAAGTACGGAAAGCAAAGTCAACTAGGTCACGTCGCTTGTCTAAAGCATTGGCGTATGTAAATGATGATTGCTGGCTATCCGTGAAATAAGCAGGCAAACCACATGCGCGTGCTAATTCGAGCGATACATAGTTTCTGGCTTCATTGAGCTGCAAATTCTTAGGGTCAAAACCAACTGACTCCATTGTGACATCAGCATTGAGAAATGCTGTTGATTTGTTGGCACGCGCTGTGCGCCAAGCACTCAGAATTTTTGCAACACGATCTGCTGGCAATGATGTGCCGTTAGATTTCAATACCATGAGCGGTGTTGGCTCATTGGCAAAATTAAGTGACGCCTTTTCTAGCGCGGCAGCAGCTTTGATTGTGCGGCCGGCGCGAGCCAACAAACCCTCTTGTGTATTTGGAAACACGACCAGATTTGTTGGGTCAATTGGCTTGCCGTCGATCTCATAAGCTGTAATTTCTGTGTTATCAAAATTTGTCGTGATTGATACGCGCTCTGGTGCAACTCTTTCCATTGCACGGATTTTTCCTGTGTCGGCGTATCTTTCCATGACCATTGCATACGCTGAATTGTGAAAGAATAAATCAGAAATCAGCCAACCGTAAAAGGTAGAACCTGGTATGCGCGGGTCTGGCTGGTTGATAACACGCGGCTGTGAAATCTTTTCACCTGTTGCTTCATTGCGTGTGTGCAACGGTAATGATGCAATTGTTTGCATAATGCTCAAAGCACGCGCAACTGTTGGCACGCTCATTGCTTCTGCGCGGTTTGCTTGTGCTATGCCGTAAAAGTAAAAATTGTTGTTTTCTGTAAAATACGGTGCAAGTGATGCGTCAACGTCCAAAGGCGCAGCTGGAACGGCAGCTGCAACCTTTGGCACAAATAAGTCGAATAAACCCATGTCCTAATTCTGACAGGCTTATACGATCAACCAACCATGATGTCAAGATCATTGTCTGGGCGTGTCGCAAAGTGTGTAACAAGGGCAACAGCGACTGCACCGCACACAATGGCATTGCTGGCACGTCTGCCAATGACCCAACCGCCGTCACCTCGACGCAATTGCACCGCAGCTAGAATTTCCTCGGTTAATTGGCTTTGCCCACGGTGTTTGAGTCTGCCGCTGTTAATCGCCGACAACATTTCGTCGCAGCTCTGCGGATACGCGCCGTCCATGTCAAATACTGGTATTCCAGCAGGTGCAAGGCGTGAGGCAACCGCCCCAGCTGATTTTCTGCTGTAAAGCACATACTCGGTCGGATACTTTCGCGCATAGTCGGCTAATTCGTTGGCAATTTCCCGATCATCTAATTGCAGCTCGTTTGACCAGCTGTGCAGCAGCTTTACGACAAATGACTCATTTTCAAGCTTTTGCGCACCGACTAAACTGGCTCGTTTTCTGTCTGGTGAAAGATCAATAGCCAGCCACGTCAATTTCTCAGGGTCAAGATCGACGCTCTTATCGAGGCACTTATTCCACGCGCTTGCATCAACAATGTTTTGGATTGCCACAACCCAGCGACACAATACCTCCGACATGACCACGTTTGGCGGGTCATTGAGCACTGACCTGATGTTGTCCTCATGAATAGTCACACCCATTGCTGGGTTGGCATACCGTGCATTTTCCACGGTGATCTCATCTGTTGGCGACGACCATTCAAAATACCCAATGTTGTCGTCAACACCGCCAATAGCTGCAAGCGCGCGATCTCTAAAAGAATTTAAGACTACGGACGTGTTATCACCAGCATTGGAATAGCCCATGAGCATTGGGTTGGGCGACGCCATGAGTGTGTACCGCAATGATGCGTACGAGTCCATGTTGTTCATACGCAACAACTCGTCCAAGTGGATTGTTGACGGTCGGCTGATACCGCGAGCAGCTGAACCACCAGCACGCACCATGAACCTTGTGCCCCTCATTGTTTCGATTTCCTCAGCCCCATGATTTAGGCGTACCTTTTTGACCTGCTTAGCTAGAAAGTCATTTGCCTCAATAGTCCACATCATCTGGCGAAACTGTTCCAGTGAGGTGTTGAGGGTGTGAGCTTGTCCTATCTGCAACGGCTCGTCCCAGAGAAACAGCCCGCCAAGAATTCTAATCTGCTGTAAAAATGATTTTCCGTTTTGACGTGCGACGCAAAAAATGTTTTGAGGCGTAGCCCAGCGACCGTCAGGCTTGACCTTGTGGCTGTGAATAAGCGCAAATTTCTGCCACTCCATAAGTTCCACACCCAAACTAGCTGCTAAGTCGATCAATTCGCCACCGCGTGAGGGTAAATCGTTGAGCGGCGTGTGAATTCGAGGCGTTTGTACGCCCATTAGCGGTATTTGCAGGTCTGTGTCCCTATCTTTTCCCTGTTCAGACCCTTTGCGACCGTCTGAGACCCTTTCTAGGGCTTCTGAGGGCTTCTCAGTCGTTTTCATGCGACTTCGAGTCGTTTTTGGTATAAAAAGGAACAGGAAGGGTCAGAGGTGTCTTAGGCACGCTAAAAAAACGCCCACCTTTGCTTGAATTGCAGCTAGTGCACAATGTTTGCAAGTTCCACTCCTCATCACTGCCACCAGCAGCTCTTGGCACAATGTGATCAACACTGTTTGCTTCCTCAAAACCACACATCTGACAAACATAACCGTCTCGTTGCAGGATACGCAGCCTAATCTTTCGCCACTTGGTTGTGCTGCCGTTACCTTGTAATGCACTGCTCATCAGTAATAGTTCCTCTCTTGATGAAACGACCAAGCCTTGCATGGCGTTTGATAACGTATTGTTATGTACTTGATTGTGGCATCTATCTGTCTAAATGGGTCAAGGTCACGGTAATGCTTCGATCTCATCTGACCCAGTCCATAGTGTGAGCCATTACGAGCTGTGTATGACCAACGACTTTCTTTAGTAATGATCTTATTGAAACACTGGAACTCTTTGTAATCAAGAATTCTGCTATGTGCATAAAGCTTTAAGTGATCTATTGAGTATTGACTTCCATTTGCTGGCGTCATGCCAATGACACAAAGCACGCCCACAAGCACCAAACTACGCATGCGAGCTATCCGCCTCAGCGGCTCGCCAGCGAGTTGTGATGCTAGCCGACGTGTCAAGCTACTGGCAAGTATGTGGATAAGTCGAGCGTACTGCCTGCGTGTCGTCCACAGGCTTTGCACACCTGTGGATAACTTCTGTGGATAACTATTCATGACTTACCCGCCCAACCTTTACCCTTAAACACAATGGCTGGCGCACCGTAAATCTGTTGCATCATAAACCCGCAGCAATACGGTGTTGTGTGTTCAGCTAGTTTTTCCGTGATCTCGTAGCTGATGTTGCAGGCTACGCATTTGTAATCAGACGTCGGCTTCTGTGCCACCTATCTGTGCAAGACCCATAAC